ATACGTGACTCAGATTACGAATGAGGAATTGTTCCAAATGGCATTTTATTATGCTGTTGGAATTCTTAGCGGGATGGAGTATTACGAAGATATTCCTGAAACTGACCTTGTAGATGACATACTTCAGAGAGCAGAAGATATTATCTTGGAACAACGCAGAAACAATGAAGAAGATTGAGAGGCACGGCGTTTTTGGTTGGATTGCGACGGCAGTTGTCGTATTTATTTACGACTACTGGGCAATACATGGAAAGCATCAAACAATGTCTAGTGCGTTTAAGAACGGCCTTTCTAGAAAGACTACGGTGCTTCCGACGTTTGTAGGCTGGGCTATTTTGACATGGCATCTGTTTAGACCGGATTCATTGAGAAAGACTGATCTTTTTTCTTTAATAGTAGATAGGAAGAGTATTGATTAATTTTTATATAGATGTTGATAAGATATCTGAACTTATGGGCGATCAGGCTGATGAGTTTATTGAGTGTATGAAGATAGTGCAAGACATTATCGAAAGACCTGAAACTTATGTTGGTGGTCAAGCAATTAGGTATGCTAATCAACTAGCAGCCTATAGGACTACAATGATAATTAAATCTCAGATGTATAAGAGAAAGTCATCTCTTATGGATGAGCAAGACAAGTTTACTAACGATATTTGGAAGACAATGTATGAGGCGCTAGGCGAGAACATTAATGTTCTTAAGTTAGCCGCTAAGACTGGAGTATCATGAAAGCACTAGGGGCGCTTAAAAAGACCGAGGAAAAGAAGGCTGTGGTTGAATCTGAGCAACTTTCCGGTTCTCAGATGGAAGAATGGCTAGTAGAAAATATTGATATTGATCTACAGAAGCGCAATGAACCTGTCTATAAAAAGGTAGATTATTTCAGACCAAGTAGCACAAATCAATGCGCAAGATACTGGTATTATATGTTTGATGGGGTCACTTATACGCCGACTTTTTCTTCTCAAACTTATCGCATCTTTGATAATGGTCACGCTGTTCACGATAGGCTATATTCCTATCTTGATGCTATGGGAATACTGGTTTCGTCTGAAATCCCGATTTCAAACGACGACCCCCCGATTCAAGGAACTGCCGATGGAATAATTGATCTTAATGGTCATAAACTCATTGAGTTAAAGTCAATATCAACTGAAGGGTTTCAGTATCGACAACTAGCTCACAAGCCCAGCGATGATCATGTTCGACAAGCCCAACTCTATATGCATTGTTTAAAGCTTGATAGTGGATTTGTAATTTACGAAAATAAAAACAATCAACAAATTTTGCCTATTTATCTTGAAAGAGACGATGATTTTCTTGCTAAACTATTTAAGAAGTACCGTAAAATATATGATAGTGTAAAAGAGGGCAAGATCCCTGATCGTCCTTACAAGAGGACTTCAAAGCACTGCGCTAAATGTGACTTGCAGGCGATGTGCTGGGCAGAGAAAGAAGTTGAACAGTTCGAATCATTCTGACGAGATACAGTGTAAAAACGAAGAGTGTCTTAAGTCTTTTACTCCTAAAACTTACAATGCTATTTTTTGCTCCCCGGAGTGTCGTCGGGTTGTAACAAATAAAAAGTTATTAGATAAGTATTACGAAAACAAAGAAAGAAAAAACAGAAAGCGAGTCTGCCAGACAAAAGATTGTGAAACAATACTGTCTTCTTACAATAAAGAAGACATATGCGAGAGATGTAAAAGAGAGCGTTATATATTAAGGCTTGTCTCTTGGGGTTGGGATGAAAACAAGTTGAGAGATGAGTATCGTTAAAGTTATTAATAAAGTTAAAAAGACGCGGCTGCTTGCTGTCGATCCTGCTTCTCACTCTCTTGCATGGTCGGTTGTCGATTTAGAGTGGAAGAAGGTCACTGTTGTCGCTACGGGCAAGATAGAGTTTAAAGATCAAAAAGAAGTATCGAATAAGTTTGCTGTTATAAAGAGCGGCTTGAAAGATGTTTGCGGTCAGTATAAACCAGAAAGCGCAGTCATTGAGCAATCTGTTTACATTCAGAACTTTCAGTCGAGCAGGATTATATCTTATATAATTGGATACTCATGGGGCACTTTGGATGAGTATTGCTCTAATGTGTGCGACGTAAATCCATTGGTTTGGAAAAGCAAGATAGGTTATAAGAATGTTTCTAAATACGATAAAGCAGAGTTCCAGAAAAAGTTTGGTTCTAAGGGTCTGGACGCTCGTTTAAAACAGGAACGCAAGGATCGAGTTAAAAAAATTATTGAGGAGCAGTTGGGCGAATCAACTCAAGATGATGATATAAACGACTCTCTGGGCATTGCTCTATGGTATTATATTGATCATGGCTATGGAGCCGTATAAAGACAAGGCGTGGTTGTATGAGCACTATGTTAAGAAGCGTCTAAATCTAACCAAGATCTGTGAGATTTTAAAAAACTCTTACAATATTGAAATGACTCCTCAGGGCGTGTATAACTGGGTTAAGAAATACGATCTTCTTAAGTATCGTGGTAAGGGTAGAAATCTTGCCGCGACTTCTGCTCGTAGACCTAAATCTCCAATGCAGCAAGAAGTTGAGAGAAGGCGTCGTGAGCAAAGAAAAATGACATCTAAACGTAGAAAGGGGCTAGGCCGATGAAGAGGTCAGTTAACAGTAAAGACATTTATACTTTTGCAAAGCTTGATATGATTTATAATCAAGTTCGAGTTATTGAGGCAAAACAAAACGAGACAGAGTACAAGTGTCTTGGGTCGGGAGAATGTTGCTCTATCGGTTTAACAATACCTATGGCTGAGTGCGCAAATATTGCTTTTAAGCTTAGGCAGGAGTATTACTTAATCCTAGAGGACAAGGGCCAAGATGAGGCTGACGCTTGGATGGGTCGTGTCACTAATGCTCTGATGGAAAGAATGTATGATGAGACTTGGAAGATGGGCGGTGAAAGTGAAAAGAAGTGTGCCTTTTTCAACAATGGTTGTACCATCTATGGGTACAGACCTATGGTTTGTCGCACGTTTGGGACTATAACGACTGTAGATAATTATTGCCCTCGGATTAGAAATGCTGCTGGTGGGATTGATTACTTCACCGGAGAGGCGGTTCAGAAGGTGATTAGACAGTATCAGGATGCTTTGAAAGAGTATTCTGCCGGTAAGGATGAGGCTTATGATGTTGTTGTTTACATGCCTTTGGGTGTGTTAAGTTTTATCCTTCCTGACGATGAGTTAGAAATTTTGGCTGAGAAGACTGATCCAAAGTTTTGGAAGGCTGCTGACGGCTGGTTTAATTACAGAGTGCAGTTTGTTAAAGAGCATGGCTATTCTGTCGATCACCTTAGAGAGCAAGCCGTAAGTATTGGTAAGTCTTTACGTTTTAAAGAAGAGGACTGATGACCAAGGTTGTCTGGCTTGATGGGTATAACCCTTATGACGGGACAACTAATGGCTACGTTTATGCTTCTACAAATATTAAGAAGAGCCTTCTTGATGACTATGGCCTTGGTGTGACATGCACTGCCGACATTGTTCAGTTAGAGTCTTTGCCTAAGCTACCCCCAGGCATAGGCTATTTTGTTAAATCAAATAGAGAAGATGCTAGTTTAATCGTAAACAATCAACTCCCTCTGGCTTTTACTATTCCAAGCAAAAATTTTAAAGGTCATAGTGTCGGCTTTTGCTATTGGGAAACTTCTAGATTGCCAAAAAATTTTGTAGAAAAACTTAATCTTATGGATGAAGTTTGGACTACTTCAAAATGGGCTAGAGATGTATTTATTGATTCTGGGGTTGAAGTGGATGTTTTTGATTTCAACTTAGGTGTTGATACAAAGATATACGATCTCGCTCCCGAAAGGGGTGATCGACCTTTCACCTTCTTGTCCATAGGCTCTCCTTCTACAAGGAAGAATAGCCAGATGGCTGTTGACGCCTTTTTAAGCTTATTTGCGGGCAATAAGGACTACAGACTTCTTTATAAAAGTTCCGGTCCCCCAGACGCCCGCCTGATGATGAGCGGTTCTAATCACGGAGCAATATCTTCTCATCCTCAAATAGAAGTTTATGACTATGAGATGACAGAGAGGGAATTGTCTGACCTGTATGCTAGTGCAGATTGTCTACTCTACCCGACAAGCGGTGAGGGTTGGGGAATGATGCCGTTCCAAGCTATAGCTAAAGGTATACCAACAATATGCACTAACGCTACTGCTTGCACTGAGTTTGCTCATCTGTCTGTGCCTTTAGATTTTACTTGGGGTGATCACAAGATGAGTGGCATATATAGTGGCTGCGGTCAGTGGGCTTTACCAAACTTCGATGATTTATGTGATAAAATGTTATATGTAGTTGACAACTACGAAGAAGTTAAAGCGCACACTATGAATGGCGCTTGGATAATTAGAAATAATTACACTTGGAAGGACGTATCGCTAGACTTTTATAATGCGATACTTGATTTGATCTGATGTCAGAAATTGAACCAGTAGGTCCAAGAACTATTATTGATAAAGTTCGTGAGATAGAAGAAGCAGGGTTGCTTCATATAAAAGGATACTCTAATACTGAGATATCCTCTCTTCTTTCTATACCTGTTAAAGATGTAAAGCACAACATTGAAGAGTACAAAAAGATTCTTGAGAATACTGTTAATGAAGACCCTTACTTTCTTGAAAGAGTTCAGTACAATACAGTAAAAGCCCTTGCTGAATTTGACGAGTTAAGCAAAGAGGCTTGGGAAACAATCTCTATTGCTACTGATCACGGAATGGTTTCGGCAAGAATCCAAGCAATTAAGCTTGCCGGGGAGCTTGCGAAGGGTAAGGCTCAACTCCATAAACTTTTAGG